TTAACAGGTTGTTTACTCATTTGCATTATATCTTCTTTACGGTATATCTTTTTAGCTGATACCATTTTTCTACAAAACTCCCTGCTGTTAGCAGAAACTGTTAATGGTGCATATTGATAACGTACTTTAAACTTCATATCATCAGCTTCACCATCTTGTTCGCTTTTTGCATTTGATTTTGCACTACCTGTAGATGCTAAACCTACCATTTTATCTAATGCTTCTTCTTGGTCATAGTCTACTTTGCGTTCATCAACTAAATCCCAATTTTCTAAATCTTCATCTTCACCAAACTCATCCAGCAAATCAAATACCTTGTCATCTGTTTCAGCACTTAAATTACTTTGCTTGTGTTGTTCGCAAGGCATATACCATATCTTACCTTCGTATTCGTGTTCGTGATGACCTTCACAACCGATGTTTTTAGCAGCTTCTATTGCCATTTCTTTTGTTGCGTATGCTAACCTATCATCTATAATAGCAAAGTCTTTATCTACTACTTGACTTTTTAAGGTTAACTCCTTTTTTACACCTGTTTCTTCTTCACGTGCTTCATCTGTTACTGCATTATCTGTTTCTATAAACGATAAAGGTTGTAATGTTTTAAAATATAGTTTTAAACTAATATCATTAACAGCTAATATATCATCTATACAGTCCGTTATTAAATCTTGGTAGGGTTTTATAGTAATATTGTCAAAAAGTAGCGCAGCGGTCTTTATTTCATCTGCATTTGATCCTAAACCATTGTTTTCGGTACGTATACCCAATAATAAAGGTGAGGTTACCCTATGTGCTACTATTAACTTATTACTACACTCATTTGATAAATACTCATAGTGTTGTGGTGCATCGTTTAATGGTATATCATCAACTGTTGTTTTGCTTTCTGCATTGTTGTTAAATGCAATTACTACTTTTTCACCTCTTGCACCTGTAAGTTTTGACATTACATCATTTTTAACTTGCATTTGCTTTTCACGGTCTGGTACACCGTTGTTAAAGTTGACAACCTTCGTACCGCTGAAGCCATTTTGTACATCGTTTATAAGGTAATCACTTATCTCACTTTCTAATTCTGCATAAGCTAAACCACCTTGATAGTCTACAGGGCAATAGTAATCGTAACCACTAACATACCTTTTAATAATTTTTATTTCAGGTTCTTTACCGTTACCAAATCCAAATGCTGCTATACGTTCTGGTTTATCTTTGGGTTTTACTTTTGTCCAATCAGGTGCATAATAGTAACCTTCTATCTCACCATCTTCATTGCATTTTTCTGCACGTAGTGTTTGTCTTGGGAAGTGTTCTGCTTTATATACCTTATCATCTTTGTAAAGCACTTGAAAAGAACCTTCGCCTAATAGTTTTAAATCTAATACAACCTTTTTTAAACATACATTGCTTATAATAGATCGCATTGCAGCATACTCGTTTGTTTTGGTGTTACTATCTAAAGCATCTAACCCTTTACCGTATATCATATTAGATACACCGTTAATAATAGCGTTGTTAGTTGTAGAATTAGTATAAAGTTGTATTAAATAAGAATAGTAGTCATTATCCTCACCATAATTAACCCAATCTTTTTGTTTGTCCTCGCTTATTTTTGGTCGGTTGTAAGAAGCTAAATTTACTATGTGTAAGTTATCCATTATATTGTGATAAATTCGTTTGTAGTGCTATTAGAAGTGTACTCACCGCTGTTTATTGTGTAAGCTGGTAAATCTGTTTGGTTTGTACAGTATATTTTATCTAAAAATACAACTGAACTACCTGAAAGTATTTTAAGTGTGTAATAAATATCTTGTTTTACAGGAAATACAGCATTATACCTATTAAAGTATAAGTTTTGTGATATACTTGTTGTTGCTTGACTGTACACTTCTTTGTTTTGCGTTTCATCTGTTATTTTAACCGTGTAAGATGCGTTTGCAGTAAATTCTCTTGGTATAAAATCAATATTTTGTGCTGATCCGCTTTCTTGTAATACTATCATATATATACAATAAAAAAGTATGAAATTTGTTATTAATAAAGCAATAAAAAAGGGTAACATTTCTGCTACCCCTTAATTTACCAAATAAAAACCCTATTAAGAATTTGTACCTTGTGTTACAGTTACAGTTCCTGATAAACCACCAAAAGGGTTAGCTTCTGTAGCACCCTCTAAAAAGTTAGCAGGTACTTGCTCTTGTGCAGCAAATGTAAGTGTATAACCACTTAAATCACCCATTGCACCACCTGTTGTAATTGTACCACCTGTTACATCACATCCGTGTTCTGCACCCATTAAAAAAGCATTACCATTATAATCTTGCACCACGATATGTGGTCTACCATAACTCATTAGCTTTAATTCTTTGTGGTCTTGTACAGTTAATTTCTTTAAAGTAAGGTTTAACGCTTGTTCAAAGAAAGTTGTACCATTTTCTCTTGAAGAAGTAATTGTTTGTTCAAACGTACTATTACCTTTCAATTCATATTTAAATACTGTTACAGCACCTAAATCATCTATTACATCTGTATCTGTACCATCATATGCAATAGTTAAATCACCAAAGTCTGCAAAATAGACAGCTTTAATGCCCCCTACAGAATCTTTACAGGGTTCTTTTCTACCTTTTGTTAAATCACAAGCCATATCTTTATATTTTAAATAAAAAAAGGTGAGTAGGCACTTATTGGCTTACCCACCTAATTTATTGGTTAATTATCTATTAAGAATAAAGTACGATATCGCTACCGATGCCATATTGTACACCAGCTGTAAATCTCATTACTACTCTTACATTTTGTGAACCATCAATGTCAGCCATATCAATTACTTTTACTTCGTTGTGGTCAGCTAAAAGACCTGTTCCAAAGTATAAGTTAGATTTTTCTGCTGCTACCATTGTGTTATCAGCTAATCCATTAGCTACTGCAATCTTGATACCATCAAAACTTAATGTTCCACCTGTATACCATTGTGTACCATCAGCGTTTATACCAGCAGCACCTACGTTAGTTGCAAAACCTCCTAATGCTCTCACATAGGCTCTTGCTACGTTTTGTGAAACATAAATATACATATCTTCAGAAGTATAAAGTGAAGAACCGATAGCATCAACTACTGATCCTATTTGTGCAATAACATTACCTGAAGTAACTGTTGAAGCTGCTACGTCAGTAACATCAGCATCAGCTAAAAGTAATTCTTTAAATCCACCAAACTGACCTGCTGTTGCAGCAGCACCATTCCAAATAGATTGTTCTGTACGTTGTGCAACTTTAGATGCTACGTGACCAATTAAAAAGTCAGCAAATGAAGGAGGTAAGCTATCAAAAGCACTATATCCCATTTGTACTGCTTCCCAATCGTTATGAAAGTCCGCTTTACAAAGTTGTAAGTTTACTTGCTGAAAATCAGGTTGTAAAACTCTTTCTGTAAGCGTTAAAGTTGAAGTAGGATCAAAATCACAAGTAGCATCTTTTACGATGTCATCACTTGCTACTTTTTTAAGTACTTCTTTAAATTTAATGTTTGGCTTAACGGTAATTAATCCGTTGTCCAAAGTTGAACCACTTAAAAGTGCAGCAGATATGTATTGTCCTGCAAACTCACCAGCATAAGTAGTAGTTATTGAATTAGTTGTTGCCATTTTATTTTATTTATAAGTTTATTTATTAAGATTCACTTGCCCATACACCATCACCACCTGTTAAATACCAGTCAGTAAGTGCTACAGCTTTTAGTGAACACCAATCGCCTTTATTTGCAGTTGCTTTTGTGTTTATCCAATCTTTATTATCTACACCGCCAGAAGATACAGAACCTACTGTACCGTGAATAGCATCTGTTGCAGCAGGTGAAATAGTAATAATGTTGTTACCATCAGCACCTGTATTACGAAATGTAAATTCCATTCCAATATTTTCAGATGTAATAGCTGGTAAAGTCATTACTTTAGCATCTGTTGCTATGTTAAATTCCGTACCTGCTTTGTTTACAGGAATATCTTGAGTAGTAGTCAAAGTTTCTTGCTCTGATCTTGCTCTCAACACATCATTTGAAGTTGTTATTGTTGTTGACATTTTTTATTTATTTTATGTTTGATATTTTATTTAACACTCTATCTAAAGTTGTATTAGTTCTTTTTTGTTTATACAAGTTTAGGTTAGGTTTGTTTTCTTTTTCAGGATTATGAGTAACCTTTTGTACAGGTTCGCTTACTTCGCTTAATTCTTCTTTTTCAGCGTATACAGTCTTGGTAGTTGTTTCTTCTGATTTAACAGAATTTTCAGCTACAGGTTCTTCAGCCATTTCTTCTTCTTTTTTAGGTAAAAGGATAGCTTTAATTTCTTCAACCATTTCTTTTACTTCTTGAAGTTCTTCTTTAGTAGCGTAATTCATTTCCTCTTTTTCTTCAGCAGCTTCCACTTCTTCTTCAGCTTCAGCAGCACCAATAGAAGCAATAATACCTTCTTCTTCTACAATTAAAGATTCACCATCTACAAGTTTGTATTCTCCTATAGGCATTGCTACTTTTTCATCTTCGGTTACAATAAATACTTCTGCTCCAGCTTCAAAATTTTCGCTTTCTATAATTGTACCGTTTTCAAGTTCGGCTTGTGCCAACTTTACTTCTACAGGTGCTTCGGATAACTCTACCCCAAGTACCTCTTTTACTTTGTTTAACATATCTGTTGCTTTCATATATATTACAATAAATTA